TGCGGAGAAAATGAGCATGTATCGCCCGTTTCTGCGCAATAAAAGACCTCCACTATCGCTGGGCGATATCAGTGGGGTTTCTGCTGAAGGTGTCGCTCCTTGCGCTTGTTATGTCCAAGCCCGAACTTGTCGAGAATGATCTAAAGAAAGACGAAGCTGGCAACGTTTGATCAGGCCAGGTAACATCGTCTGAATAGATATCGCCATTAGCGAGCATCTGCAATGCAGTAGTATCCTTCTGAGATCGAAGGATAGTGCGGGGTACCGAAAGAGGTGCGTCTGAAGTCCTCGGCACAACGGGCTTAAGCAGTGTGATGTCGTAAGACACCCAAAGCTGGCCTAAAGTGGTGTTGGCTTCTTGAGGCAACCCCTCTGTCATGACCTGCACCTTGGCAAAATCATAAAACCTTGGATCGCTGACTTGAGCAGATTCACTACCTGCATCCCGAACATACAGCTGAAGCCCGTTACGAGCGAACTCCTTGCACTCAATAGCATGTACAATATTGAGACTAGGTTTGTTCACAACGGCGAACTGGCTGTTTTCAAAGGAGACAAGATCGGGATAAGGTAAGTCGTTCACGTTATAATTAGTGGCGATACCGACTGTGCCTAAGGCGCCAGCGCTGGTGTATTCACTAGTCATTGATTTAAACGTGACTACCATTCCGTTAATCTTGTACTGTTGATAGTTTTTAGCAATCTTACTCAGCCAAGGAAACATTGATTCGTTAGACGGATTGATGTCCATGGAAAAACTCTGGAACTTGGTTCCGTCGCTTGGCACAGATATCGTTTTCACGAACTCTCTGTGAGTGACGCGGACTTCGCTGGAACCCGATCCGCCGAACATGGGAACGTCTACAGAGGAGTAACCCCCTCGAGACATCGTGTTGTCCATGACCGTGTAATCTCCAAATCCTGCGACTCGGGAGATTCCTGCTCCAAGAGCAGTTCCGGCTTTGCCAAGAAATCCAGCAAACATGCCCGGGCCTTTGGCCTTTCTCTGCTTTACCGACATAGACAAACTGTCCACTTTCTTTGTCAATTCCTTGATTTTGGCTGCTGCGTTTGCATTAGCATTTGCACCCTGTTTAGGCCGGGTGCCACCTTTATTCATCCTTTTGGTCATGCTGGGCGACGGCCCCCAGCAACTCGTGGCGACACTCAATGAACGTTGTAATGAGGTCTTTGTACTCGCTTTCAGGCATCTGCACAATCTCGTCGAGGTAATTACCCTTCGTTGATATGTCGCAAACCTTACTAAACGATGCATCAAACAACATCCTTTCGGGCGTCGCTAACCAGCATTTCCACGTGCCGTCGTCCTGTCGCACGAACCTGTGAGAACAGAAAGTGAAATCAGTCCGTGACTGTTTCTCCAAACCCCGAACCGGAACTCCAATCTCCGCGTATTGACGAGCGATATCCTCCTCGGTGTCTTCTTTGCGCTTAAGCCACTCGAGGCAGTCGTCGCCCATCACTGCTGAGAGATTTCCGATTGCTGCAGCACAAGCAACTCGTGCCACGCCATTTGAAGATGTAGTCATCAAGCAACCGCTCCGCTGACACTTATCATCGTCGTAATCTATAAGATCACCACTATCAGTGACGTAAGGAGTGGTGGTTAAGGACGCTTTCCACCATGCCGCTGCTTTCTCAAGCACCGGATTCCTGTCTTCACAGGTAGCCAACATGTGTTCGGCAAAAATTTCGGAACAATCGCTAGAATAGTTCTTCTCCCAACCACGAACGTCAGATGCCACCGGATCCCGATCCAAAAGATTTGAAATCTCGTAGATGCAGTTTCCGATCAAATTGGCATGATATTCGTTGAATCCAATACCCTTTTTCGTAGGAAGCATTGGGTAATGGCTGCCTTCTGCGTCGGCATAAGCGCCGAAAAAGAATCGCATAACCATCTGATCGATTAAAGAGACGTGCGAAATGATTCTGCACAACTTCTTTCTAACAGGGTGTCCCTGGTTCTTGCCGAATAACCTGACTGGATCTCTCAACTCCTTCAGAATCCATTGCTTCCTGTCAACTTTATATTCGTTGAAGTCGCCTTCGAACTCTGCTATCGCCTTCACACGCTCCCAC